GAAGGCGAAACTACTCCATGGATTACATATTACGATCACTGGTTTCAAGGACCAACTGGTCAATATTATGTTGAAAAATCATTGACTACTATCGGTCAAGATGATCCTGTTTCTGAGTATAATTCAAAACTATGGAACTCTGGAATTGATTCCGATAAAGAAGTGGCACGTAAACAAAAGCGTCGTCTTCATTATGTGGCGAATATTCTAGTCATTAAAGACTTTGCTAATCCTGAGAATGATGGTAAAGTATTCCTCTATCGCTTTGGTGCCAAGATCTTTGATAAGATTAAGGATGCTATGAATCCGGTCTTTGATGGTGATACACCGGTAAATCCATTTGATTTTTGGGATGGTGCTGATTTTCATATCAAAATTACGAACGTCGATGGTTGGGTCAACTATGATAAATCTATTTTCCGTGAGCAAAAACCTTTGTCAGAAAATGATGATCAGTTAGAACAAATCTACAATAAACTAACCCCATTGTCCTCACTCATTGCGCCAGATAAGTTTAAGTCTTATACAGAATTGAAAACTAAAATGAATCGTGTGCTATGTATTGAGGCTGAAGAAGCGCCACTTCCTGCTAAGCAACCAGAACGAGTCGTTGCTCGTGATGAGCCAGCGCCAAGACCAAGTGTTACGGTTGAAGATGATTCGTCTGATGACGATGATGATACGCTATCCTTCTTTCAAGGGTTGGCTGACGAGGACTAGTAAATGGCTTTACCTAAAATCAATTCTAATCTGACGTATGATACTACTGTACCTTCAACGAAGGAAAAGATTAAGTATCGTCCATTTCTTGTAGGAGAAGAAAAGCTTTTTCTGATCGCTACACAGTCAGATTCGCCCAGAGTATTATATGATACTGTTAAGCGAGTGGTATCTCAATGCGTATTGACAGAAAATTTTGATGTCGATACACTTACTGAGTTTGATTTGGAATATATCTTTATTCTTTTGAGATCAAAGTCAGTTGGAGAAAAAGAAGATCTTCTTATTTCTTGTGAAAGCTGTGAAGAACGAAATACTGTTACGATTGACTTTGAAAAAAGCGCGTATATTAAAAACCTAAATCAACAGCTCGATAATCGTATTGACTTTGGTAGGGGTATTTCGGTTACGCTTAAAGGCTTTGATGCTTCGAAGGCTCTTGATCTCGCTGAGAGTGAAATGAGTGAAGTAGATCAAGTCTTTCATGTCATTGACAGTATGATCGATAAAGTGTATACCGAAGAAGAAGTTATGGTTTTTGCGGATGAGAGCTATGATGAGCGTTATGCATTCATTGACTCTATGACAGCTGTTCAGCTACAAAAAATACAAAAGTATATTCAAAGCTTACCAAAGGTAGCAATGGATATTTCGTTTGTGTGCGGTAACTGTAGAACCCATAATAAACGTGTATTGGAAGGTATATCTAGTTTTTTCACGTAGGGCTCTCTTATAATAGTTTAGAAAATTATTATCGAACAAACTTTATTATGAAGCATAAAATGAATTGGCTGTTCGATGAAATAGAGAGCCAAGCACCATGGGAAAGAGAAATATACATTCAGTTGTATATTGAAGATCTCAAAAAACAAGAGGAGTATATGAAGGAGAGGGAGCGATAGCTCCCTCTTTTTTTATGAGCCAGAATAACGCTTACGTATGTCTTCTCTTTTCAGTGTTTCAATTTCGCTGAATGCTAGTTTCATTGTGCTTGACGGAAAATATCCACCTGGTCTAGAAGATAAATCGCCTTGCGGATCAAAGTTAACACTTACGCGTTTAAGCACACATTCATGATAGAACACGCCTTTTTTAGATAGAGGTTCTAACATGTCGGTTTCAGCATTATAGAACCATGCATTTAAGCTAAATGTATTTGGATGAATGAAAGCCAAATCGATTTCAGATGCTGCTCCACTATTGATTGCGGCTACAGTCGATTCATCAACACCTTCAATCTCATCTTCTTCTGAGACTGAAAATCCTGCCTCGCCAGAAGTAACCGAAATGGGATATGCTGACATACGAAAGAACTTAATAATGCTTTCTACTTGTTTAGCTTCTCTTTCATTTTTAGGTGTAAAGGTAAAATCAAATTCGTGTGTTCTCAATTCTACAGATTTAAAGAGTGCAATAGTATGAGGATCTTTTGAAATACCATATGCTCTACTTGCGATATTTCCTAATCCCTTTGCTATCCCTCCTGGAATAGCTTGTGCAATACCAATTCCGGCTGCAATAGTTCCTACACCTATTTGTTTATCTCCATCCATAACATCCATTGTCGTGCTAGCTAATTGATCTAAACCTTCACCAATTGCTGTGCCAACGCCAGAAACTCCACCTTGATTTTGAGCTAGCTCTACCGCAGATCGTCCAAAGAATCCCATGTCCGGAGTTTCATAATTCATAGAATCTGTTTGGGCCATTCCGGGAAGATATAGCCAAACCTGCTGCCCAATGATTCCTCTATTTTCAACACTGACAAATGAAGTATCGGTTCCAAGCGTATCGCCGCTCTTTACTATTTGTTGTTCGTTTGCGGTGATTTGCAACCAATAAACTGTTCTATCTGTAGATTCGCTTTTAGCATTCCAATCGTATGGATAGCGCAGCGTTGCATCATTACGACGGGTTAAAGCATTAGCGGTTGATGATCCTGATCGACCACCTATACTATCGCCAAAAGTAACAGCCATTATCGAGTCCTCAATATAAATATATGGTAAAGGTATTTATATGAATTTTGGTAAGCAAACACATAAAGGTAAGTATCGCGTTAAAAATCCGAGCAAATATATCGGAAACGCCGATGCAGTTACATATCGCTCTTCATGGGAAAGGGCCGCATTTCTGTGGTGTGATAGAACAGTAAGCGTAAAAAAGTGGTCTTCCGAAGAAGTAGTCATACCATATCGTTATGCGGTTGATGAAAGAACGCATCGTTACTTTGTTGACTTATATTTAGAAATGAGTAATGGTGATAAATGGATTATAGAAATTAAACCGTCAAAGGAAACACGCCCACCAAAAAAGGGTAAAAATCAAAGAAGATACTTGCAAGAATCTATGACATATATTAAGAATAGAAACAAGTGGAAAGCTGCTGAAGAGTTTGCGGCAAAACAAGGATGGCGCTTTGCAATATGGGATGAGCACTTCTTGAAAAAGGCAGGGATTTTAAAGTTCTGATGACAGTATTTCCAACACAATTTGTATACGAAAGAAGCCCTAAAATGAGAGACGCACGGACTGTATTAAAACCGTTTGGGATTTATAGCTTTCTTGTAAAGGATAAAGAAAAGCTAGAAGACAAGTATCCTCTATTTATTTATTTTGATGTGCCAAGGTATAATATTTCGCGAGGAATATATGGAATTAATTTGCTAAATGTTTCTCGTAACGATATAGCTTTACAGATTATGGATAAATATATTATGCATATGCAATCAGATGATGGCCAAAAGTTATTATCTACACAATTTTATTTTTATGAAAGAAGTTTAGCTAAAGACGCATATAAATATTACCAGTGGAAAGATATACATTCTAATATGTTTGTAGAGATTAATCCAGAAGAAGCACGAAGGATACTGAATTCGAATGTCTTTAAACGTTAGTGAGTTTCAGAGTGTATTGGCTAGACGCCGGGGCATTCAACAATCAAATCATTACAAGGTTATTCTTCCTACGCTTGGTGTATCAGGTCAAAGTGAAGCTTCGGGGCCCGAATTAAATTTGCTTTGCACAAAAGTATCTCTACCTGGATTTGACGTTAAATCAAATGCAGCCCGTAAAACTGGCCCAAGAGTACAGTATGGACTTCCTTCAAGTTATGGTTATACTCCTGCCACGTTCGAATTTATAGAAACGGGCGATAACGTTATTCAATTGTATATCGAAGATTGGCTATCTCGTGTTGTGGATGAATACGGAAATATTAGTTTTTATGATGACATAACTCGTGATATTCGCGTTTTCTCTCTTGATAAAGAGGGAAATGAAATATCTGAAACAGTATTATACGAATGCTATCCAACAACAAAGCCCGGCATTGAGTATTCGAATGATACTGCAAATAGTCCAATTAAAGTGGCTGTTGGGTTTTTTGTTAATTATTACGAACATAAGGTAGGAGAATAATCTATGGCAGATGAGAATAATCCGGACAATGAAAACAAAAACGATGCTATAGACGTAATAATTAACAAAAACGATGCTATAGAAGGAATACTTAAAGCTTCAATGGGAAGGGTAGAAGGCTATGGGGATATTCAGGCCCAAACACCTATTAATAATGTGATTGGCTTTCCTGGCATATTGCGTATGCCAAATCCAACTCAGTCTCTACTTAATCCACCGACAGCCCCAGAAATGAAAGAAGCCTCAGAGCAAATTAGTTATCATGATATTTTAAATAATATTCATGACACACTTCTTGATTTGAAATTAGGCATTCTCAATATGATAAAAACAACGACTAGGTTGCACGAAGAATCTAAACCTAGTCGCATTGAACAGACCAAAAGGTCTAGCGAAGGAATAGCTTCAGCCGCAGTCGGAGAAAGTTTAGGTATAGGTGCTGCCGCTGGCGGCCTTTTGAAAGGTGGTTCAATTGGTCTATTAGGATTTATGGCTATTTTACCAGTGCTGTCTGCCGCATGGTTAAAAATGCGTGGTGGCGAAATATCAGAAAAGTTTAAAGATCTTACTGATAAGATGAGAGCATTTTTCTTAGGGTTAGGATCTTTTGGGCTTGCACCACTTCTAACAAAAGTGCCAGTTGTTGGCAAAGTGTTTTCTCAAATAGGATCATTCTTTCAGTCTATTGGCGCTGCATTTAATATGCCACTGATGAAGCGTTTTACGGATGGTGCTGGTAAAACTGGATCGATAATTACAAAGTTTGCTAGTACAATTGGCATATTGCTTAAACCCTTTAGTATTATCATTCGCCCAGCACTCGCATTAGCAAGGGCAATTCCTGGATTTGGACAAGCGTTAACCGCGATTATTGCTATCTTTGATGGGTTAGTTGCTTCTGTAAAAGTATTGCAAGAAGGTGGATCTATCTTTGATGCAATCAAAGCATTTTTTGTAGGTGCAATCGATGGATTCTTTAATTCAATCGTAGATCTAATCGATCTGCTTACTTTTGGTCTTATTCCAGATGGATTTATTGATGCTATTAAAGATCCATTTGCGAGAATAATGCCATGGTTCGAGGCTGCGGCTAAGCCAATATTCGACGTATTAGAAAATTTAGGAGACTTTTTCAAATCTATTTTTGAAGGAGATTTATTAGGTGCGGTTAGCGCATTAGGTAGTGCAGTATCTAGCGCGGTTAGCGCATTAGTTAGTGCAGTATCTAGGTATATTCTTATTCTACCGAATCTAGTTTTACGTGCACTTGAACGAATATTCCCAGACTTTATTGGTGGAATACGAGAGACTATAATGCAAATTCAAGATTGGGTGATGGGTAAAGTCAATGCCCTGAATCCATTTGCGAAAAGTGTAGAAGAACAGAATATTGAAATGGTTCGCACTCAACGCGAAGGTCGTATTCAGGCTGAAGCGGATGAACGTTTTGGACCCATGGAAAGTTTAAATAGACGAGAAAGAGGAGAGCGCAATAGGTTTATACGAGAACGCGAAAGAGAAATGAATCGTGAGATTAGATCTGCACGTCGCGAGCTCGGTGATGAAGGCGCATCTGATTTGTTGGTTAGACAAGAAAGACATGAAATGCTAAATGCTGGTCTACGGCAAAATGTTACGGTTGTTAATAATACCGTTGATAACTCTTCTGTTATGAATCAGCAGTCAAATATAAGTGGTGGCGGTGGTTCTAGAGCAAGTGCCCAGAACCCAGTTATGGCTTACTAAGAGAAAGATTATAATGGCATATTTTAGCTATTTTCCGAACGTAGATTATTTCTTTGGTGAGAATGAAGAGTCTTCTCCCTTTCAGAATATCGCTCTTTATTCTAGAATCCTCGATGATATTAAGGATGAGTCGACTGCATACCGTCTAATTCAAGTGCAGAATGGCGAAAGGCCAGACGTATTATCTCAACGGTTGTATGGCACTACAGATCTGCATTGGACATTCTATCTACTGAATGATAAAATACGCGATCAGGGATGGCCACTATCTCAGAGAGATCTTTTAAAGAAAATGTCTAAGGATATTCCGGGTGAATGTGTAGTTGCATTTGGCGAAACTACTAATGCTTCAAACGGTAATATACAGCATATTACGGTTGGTCAATTTCCGATTGGCACTAATATCTTTGGATCGATTTCAGGTGCCGGTGGTGTCGTCTATGCTAAGAATCCTTTGCTTGGCCAGATCTTTATTCGAAAGACAAATGCTATACCGTTTCAGCCAAATGAAACCGTTGTTGATACACTTACAGCATCTCCGACATATATGTTATCCATATCAAAAGTTCATAATCCAGCATACTTTGCATATAACTATGTCGAAGATGCCAATGGTAATAATATAGATGTTGACTATTCTGATAACTTCGAAGGTCGACCTCCTGAAGGTGATACAGATCTTCCGGGTGGTGTCTTTGATGATCCGGATAATCCAGACATTTATGCTAATACCTCTCCGTATAATACAGTTACTTTCTTTGAGCACTATACAAAGGTAAATGACGAGCTATCGAAGATCAAAGTGCTTGTGCCAAATGTTGCAAATAAGATTAGTAACCTATTTAGAGAATCGTTGAAGAATGGCTAATATCGTTCAGCAGCCAAATAACTTTCGCATCTTAGACGATGCGATTACTCTTGTCATTTATCGCAATGAAGATGAGCCATTTCTTTTTAACATAACAAACTCTACTGTTGAGATGACTCTCTTCGAGGATATTAATGTTCCGTTTGTGACAGGTACAATTGCGGTTGTCGATAGTGCATCAATTATTTCATTGAACCTTATGGGCAATGAGAGAATACGCGTTAAGCTTTGGAACAATGAAGACCATCAGCTTGAAAAAGAGTTTGTTATATGGAATGTAACGAACATTAAAAGAATAAATGAAACAACTGTATCGTATCTAATACACTTTATGGAGCCGCATGGCTTCTTTAATAATTTCTTGAATGTAAGCCGTGCATTTACCGGAAATCATTCTGATATTATTCAGACGATCGCTAACAACTATCTGAAGGTTGATCCCGAAGCATGGGATGTTGAGCAGTCGAACGATAATTCAAAGGTATTGTTTCCGAATGTAAGACCATTGCAGGCGACAAAGATGGTGCTCGATAATACGACGACCGAGTTTGGTGAGCCATTCTTTTTCTTCTCATCGCTAAAGGAAGGTCTACACATTCGTTCTCTATATAGTCTATATCGTAATAACGAAGAGGAGCCATTGGTCTTTAGCAAAACGCCGGCAGTCAATACCGATTTTAATCTTGGCGCTTTACATATTATAGATCATAGTCCAATCGAAGAAAGCACGATATTAGGTATTGCGCGAGAAAAGCTTATTAAGTCCGGGCAAATTATTGTAGATCCATTTAGCAATAAAGTATCTGGTGCAGACTACTATTATATCAATCACTTTAATGAAAAGATTGCTGCTAATCGAGAGCTTGAGATTGGACCACAGCTTGATCCTAACTTTATTGTTGATGACTTTGGGCTAACACTACAGAGCTTAAGTTCAGAGAATACTGACATTCCTTACTACGCAACAATTAGTACTTCTAGAATTTTTGATGATACGCCGGCGTTAAATGAAGACACGACAATCGCAGATCGTTTCCTTGGCGTAAATGCAGAAGCAAATCTATTATTTCTAGAAAAGGACTCAGCGGAAATTTCAATACCTGGCTGGCATATGCTTTCGCAAGAAAACAACTCGAGCATTGGTCGAGTCATATCAATAAATATACCAAAGCCTGATCCTTCAATGACCGTTAATAGCTCTGATCAGGTTATTGATAAAAAATATTCCGGAAAGTATCTCATATCAAACGTATGTCATAAGTTCACGTTTAATAGCACGAATAATCGAGAAGTGTATATTGCTACGCTTAGGCTTAAGAGAACATCTTCGCTTGATAACTCAGCGGCTGAGATAGATGGTGAAATTCAAGAAGGTATCTTATAATGTCTACTGATTATTACGGATCTAAAACAAACTGGGGTATCGGTGTAGTTGAAGATATCAATGATCCAACTCAATCTGGTCGAGTTCGAGTCCGTGTATATGGTTTACATACCGTGAATATGGAAAGTCTGCCCATTACAGATTTACCATGGTCACAGGTAATGATGCCGGTTACGTCTGCATCAATTTCTGGGGTAGGTACATCGCCAATTGGTTTAAAGATTGGTTCACTTGTATATGGCGTCTATCTAGATCCGGATATGAAACAACAGTTTCTTGTATTGGGATCGTTGTCTGGCCCAAAAAATACTTCACAAGCTCAAAGGACAGATCCTTCGATTGAGCAAGCTATTAGTGAAATGGATATCGATCAATTTGGAGGTAGCACTCCCGAAGCAATCTTTAAATTGGCTCGTGCAAAGGGACTAACAAATATACAAGCTGCTGGATTAGTTGGGGCCATTGCAGATGTTAACGAGCTTTCCTTTGATTCAACGTCATTTGATGGTGAAGCGCTTGGTATTGGTAAGTTTGAAAGCGACGATGTAGAGCTTCTTCGTAAGTATGCAAACGAAAGAAACAGAACCGTAAGTGATCTTAAGACGCAAATAGAATTTATATGTGATCGTTTACTCGGTAACTTCTCTCCGAAAAAAGCAACCGGTGTTTTGAATATTATCGCAGAAGATTACTCTTCAATCGTTACAACAGATATTGATAATGAAAAGGATGCAGCCAATTCAATTGCACAACTCTTTTTTCGCAGAGGCAGCAGTTCACGGCCACAAAGAGAAAGATATGCTCAGCGAGCCATGGCTGAATATGGAAAGGTTGTAGGCGATTCCGCTGGCCAGTTTCTTTCTCGACAACCACCTAATATACTTAGAGCTGGAGAAGTCGGTAAAGTATTTGAGACAAAGGAAGAGCTAACGACATACTTCGAAGAAGGAAGAGATTCTCGTATTTCCGGAAACAATAGAATTCGTGGTCTTATTATACACCATGCAGATACATTTGAGAATATGAATACGGATGCAGCCGAAATCGACCGTTGGCATAGACAATCTGGATTCAGCGAGATAGGATATCACTTTGTTATATTGCGCAATGGTGGAATTAGCTTAGGCCGTGATATTAAAAAGACCGGAGCTCATACTTCTGCTAAAGATGGAAATGGTAGAGGATTTAACGGGTTTACGATAGGGATATCCTTTATTGGTGGTCGTGTTGGTTCAAGTGCCCAAAATAGCCAAGAGCGTTCTGCTGCTACATTTACAACTGCACAGTGGAATGCGTTTGATTTATTCATTAGCGCATGGTTACAAGTTTTTCCGGATTCATTTATTCGCGGCCACGCTGATGTTCAACCTGGAAATAGAACAGACCCTGAGTTTGATGTTGTCTCTTATATAAGTAATAAATATCCTCAGTGGACAGGTAATGGCGAAGAACTTCAACCTTCGAGAAGAAGAACATAATGAAAGATAAGCTTAAGCTTTTAGACCCAACGGTACTTGTTATACCAAGTTCCAATGAGCCAAAGAAGACTCCGGCAATTGATACGTCAAAAGTAAAGGCTGCACCAACTGGCGGCATTACTCTTCCGACTATTGACCCAATTAATTTCCCTTCAATACCAGATCCAAACGATATACCGATTCCGGATATCGCTGATCTTGTTGGTGATGGGGCAACCGGTACTACGACAGGCGGAAATGCTGATACTCTCAATAATCAAGCCGGTGATTACTATTTAGACTTTAACAACTTTACAAACCTACCAGATCCAACTATTACCGTAACGGGTGATGCAACCGGTTCAGTTACACTAACTGATCTAGGTAATGCTACATTGAATCTCACGGTATCAGGTGGTGGAGATGGCTTCGTTGATGTTTCGGGTACACCGTCAAATAATCAGTTAGCAATATGGACAGACGCAGACACGATCGAAGGTGATGCGAACCTGACATGGGATGGATCACAATTAGCCACTACTGGCACTGCTAGCTTTGTTAGCGGTGGAGTTCAAATACATAGTGGTAATGGTGGTTTGGTCGATGCCCAAAGGGTTGAAGCTCCGTTTATTATATCGAATAACCGAACCTCCTTGCATTCATCGCTTGGTTTAACACTTGCAAATAATAGAGGTATTCATTTTAATGGCACTGCTGACTGGCATCAAACACCGGACCTAGTTCTACAGCGAGATGCAGCTAATACCCTTGGCCAACGCAATGGCACGAACGCCCAGACATTTAACATTTACAACACGTATACTGACGCTTCTAATTACGAACGTGGTATTTTAAAGTGGGATACAAATGAGTTTGTCATTGGAACTGAAGCACTTGGTATTGGAACACAACGTGAGATTAAGTTAAACTATACC